TATTTTAGAAAGACTTCTTGATAAACAAAAAGTTCTTTATACAAGACTTTCTCTTTCAGATGATCCAGAAGCAAAAGAGATGAAGAAAAGAATTTCTGAATCTGCAGTTGTCATGGGCCTTCCAGAAAATGTTGACATGAATGTTTTTTTCCGAGACATGAGTGAGATGGTTAAAAAAATGAAGGAACAGATTGACAAAACTGGGTCAGACCTGTAGAATAGTCAGGTACACAAAAGCCAAATACGTACAAATCCGAGGTAATCTAATGTCTTTTGCAAATCTTAAAAAGCAATCTTCTCTTGGTTCTTTGACTGCCAAACTGGTCAAAGAAGTTGAGAAAACAACTTCCAGCAGCGGTACTGATGAGCGTTTATGGAAACCTGAAATGGACAAGACTGGAAATGGTTTTGCCGTTATTCGTTTCCTTCCTGCACCTGATGGAGAAGATCTTCCTTGGGCAAAGGTATATTCTCATGCCTTCCAAGGTCCTGGTGGTTGGTATATTGAAAACTCTCTGACTACTCTTGCTCAGAAAGACCCTGTTTCTGAGCATAACCGTGAACTCTGGAACAGTGGTAATGAAAAAGATAAGGAGACTGTTCGTAAGCAGAAGCGCAAACTGTCTTTCTATTCCAACATTTATGTTGTAAAGGATCCTGCAAATCCCCAAAACGAAGGTAAAGTTTTTCTGTTTAAGTATGGTAAGAAGATCTTTGATAAGATCATGGAAGCAATGCAACCTGAGTTTGAAGATGAAACTCCAATCAATCCTTTCGACTTCTGGCAAGGTGCTAACTTCAAGATCAAAATCGTCAAGAAGGATGGTTACTGGAACTATGATAAGTCAGAGTTCGACCGAATTGCACCACTCCTGGATGATGACGATGCTCTGGAAGCCCTGTGGAAGAAGCAGTATTCTTTGACTGCTGTTACTGCTCCTGACCAGTTCAAGTCTTATGAAGATCTTGAGAAGCGTTTGAAGTATGTTCTGGGACAGAAGACTGCTCCCCGTCCACGTCTTGATGAAGAAGTTGATGATGAGGACAACGATCGTGGTTCTTACACTCCCAACTTTAATTCGCGTCGTGAGGGGAGTGAACTTCCTGAAACTCTCAGTAAGCAACTGAATAATCTTTCTTCAAGTAATGATGAAGATGAAGATGATGCTCTTGCATATTTCCAAAAACTTGTTGATGATTGATTACTGATACAATCTAATATTATCACCTTTCTTAAGGGTTCTTGACACATACTGTGAAGAACCCTTTTTGTATTTCATGATTTCTTCTAAATCATTGAAAACAATATTTAAGTATCTTGGTTTAAGTACAAATATATTTCTTTTATTATTCTCTATGTTAGTTTCATAATCTAAATTTGTAACAGGAATTAAAAAGTCAACCGAAGAAATTCTTTTTATTGTCCGTAAGTTAGAATCATAGTATTCATAGTATAGTGTATTTTGATTTCCACTTGCTCTACTTGATATAAATTCAATTTTCTCAGAACCATTAAGTTGTTGGGATATCATGTTTGCATCAGATTCTATTAATGAATTTAAAGTAACTTCAATTATATTTACACTACCAGTTTCTGATTTAAAAAGATTGTTTATGACATAATTTCCATTTAACAATGAATTATCATATCCAGTAACTTGTATAGTGTCTCCAATTTTTATATCGCTCGTAATTCCACCACTTGCAATTTGGATTTGAAAAGTATCATCAAAATACATTGACTGCGAAATACTTCTTTTCTCTCCTGCAATAAACCCATTACCAGATTTTAATGTTGGTTGAACTATAATGTCTTTGGGAAGAACTGTAATATTTAAACTATCTTTTATTTCTATAGTTTTATAATACTTGATACTATTCAAATTTTCAATTGAACCATATTTTTCTATTAATAGATCGTCAAAAACTTGTTGGGTCAGAGGCCATTCTGTTTGTATGTTTAAGATATTATTAGAAATCAAAACTACCCAATCAAGATTCTCATCACCATAAAACTTGAATGCCACATTATCAGGTCTTTCATCACCAATAATAGAATACTTTGTGAAGAAAGAAAGGTTACCAAAAATATCTTCTCTCAGTTTTCCTCTACGAAAAAGATTTTTTACTGGAGCATATTCTGATATTTGTCTTTGATCTACATCTCTACTAACGTATTCAAAGTTTGGTACTTGTCTGAAGTATGATGACATTTTAGTAACCTATTCCTGATGTGCTAAAGTTTGTATCATAATCTGCTTGAGTAACAGGTTCTAACTCTTGGAAAGAGAGTGACATATTATAAGAAACCATAGTGTTAGTCCCATCAGAATATGTTGCATAAGAACCATCAGGAGTATAGTCAACACTCATATTTTTTAATGCACAAGTCTTTATTAAATTCAATGAAGGATGTGCAGCATTTCCATTTGAACCTCTTATATATTTAATCTGAAATACTGGTGGGGCAGTTAAGAATAAGTTACTAACTGCTGTTCCCGGAGAAGAGAATTGTTTAAATGCTCTGATGATTTGCTTTACGGTTGTTGCCTCATCAGCACTTCTTGGAGAAAGTTTAAAATTAAAATCAAATGGTCTGAGAGTTGGTCCTTGGAATAATAACTCAAGATTTGGATTCAATACTGCACCACCAAATCTTGACAGTAAACCAGTAGTACTAGTTGCTTTTCCTGCAAGATATAGTTGTAAAGCTTTCTTTGTCCTATCATCGGTAACAGCATTTTGCAGTTTAGTTTTAAATGCGTCTATGTAGCTTTTAACTTGATTATCTTGAATTGCCACTGATGCCGCAACTCCTTCATACTGTGCAGCATTTAATTCTCCCTGATTCCAATTCACACTGTTATTGTCAGTAATTCCAGATTGAATTGGCAAATAAACAGTTCCAAATTCTGCCTTTAGATTTCTAGTTTCAGGATTAAAAAAGGTCGAACTGGTATTAATTTTTCTTGGTTCAAATCTAATAAATTTAAACTGGATTTTATCTTGCCCTATATCATTCTGACTAGCTTCTGGATACACTAAAATATCTTTACCAAAAACCGATTTAAAGGTTGCTTTTTGATCCGATTCAATTGCACCATCACTGATGAGTCCGCTGAGTGTTTGATTAGTTGGTGTATTGGCATTTTGTTGTGCATTATTTTGTGATGGACCTCCACCGCCACCAGCACCACCAGGAGCAACATTTCCTTGTGAACTATATCCGGGTGTTTGTTTAATTTTATCTAGATTTCTTTGAACTACCGGATCGGTTGCATTTAATTCAAGATTTCTTATAAAACCACTTTTTATTGATTTATTTAACGTATTTTGTTGTTGCTGTCCATCTGCACCACCATAATATTGTTCATATAAACTTTTATTTTCTGCATATGGTGTTGACTTACCAGTAGCTGGATTAAAATTATATAAAGGCGTTCTACCTAGACTCACACCAAAAGCATTTTTGTTGGTTGTATAAACATCATATGCGCCAGTATCTGGATTAGCTACTACGACTACATCGAGATTAAATGTTGATGTAGTTGGTGCACCAATTCCATTTCCTTTCACTTTTTGTGTGAAAGTAGCCTCTAAATTGCCATTATTATCTTTCCATCCAGGAAGTGTTGCTAACATTTTATGAGCACTTTTCTTTATTTAGTTACGATTGCAAAAACCTTGCATAATTAACAGAGCGAAGATAATCAATTTCATTATTTTCTATGATATGAAGTTTACCAGATACTTCTTGCCAGGTATAACTTCTAGATTCTCCCCAATGAAAATTAATTCCTTTAAAACCCCATCTCTGAACATCGGTACAAGCAATCAAAGGAAATTCGTCAAATCTAATGTCAGGAGTTTTGGGAAGGTAAATGAAAGTATAATATCTACCAACATCAGGTATGAATTCAGTCTCTCTAAAGACATCCATAATTTCAAGCATAATAGATTCGGAGTCAGTTAAACCATCAATCTTTCTTTTTAACCGAGATACTCTACTAGAAGTTTTGAGAATATCTTCTCCAAATCCTTTTGCCATTACTTGAGTCCGAGTTCGTTTTCTGTTATGATTTTAAATTCTATAAGTCTATCATCACAGAATTCTTTTGCAGCTTTCCATTTTGCCTGATTGACGGCATATGTCTTCATCTCATACAACCAACTTTTTGTTTTTCTTTTTGGTTCTTTTGGTTGTATGGTTTGTTTTTTTGGTTTTACTTCAATCACATAAGTTTTAATTTGACCAGTAGATTCTTTAACCTTAATGATAAAATCAGGAAAGTATCTGTGAACTCTATTGTCTACTGGAGATTTATATGGAATCCAAAATTCTTCAGAACCCCACTCTAATATATTTTCATTCAGGTCACACCAATTACAGAATCTTCTTTCCCAGCTACTTCTACAAATAATATTGTTTGGGTCTCCCTTATATTTTTGTGGATATGATGGTTTGAATCTACTTTTTATACTTTGTGCCATTATCTTTGCTACATAATATATAAGGTAGAAATATTTATAGATGGCAACAACAAACGCAAGACCTTATAGAATGAGTGATATTAAAAGTAAGTTATTGCAACCAGCACTAACTTCTCATTATGTTTGCCAATTTAATCCACCAAGAAATGACTCATTTAAAAACTTTTTTAATCAAAGAAAAAGTGCAGGATTTCTTGGTGCTGATTGGAAGTCAAACCAAGACTTGATTGAGTTATCTTGCTGTGTAGCATCATTGCCAGGTTCGAGTTTGGCAACAATTGATATTAATGGAGACTATACTGGAGTCTCTGAGAGACACGCATACAGAAGACAATATGATCAGAATGCAGACTTTACTTTTTATGTAGATAAAAATCATTATATCATTGATTACTTTGAGAACTGGTTGTCTTTCATTGTTGGCGAAAACAATATAGAAGGCCAAAGATCGGATACTTACAGTTATAGAATAAATTTTCCACAGGACTATAAGAGTTCAAATCTTTCAATAACTAAATTTGAAAGAGATTATTCTGGAAGAAATTTGACTTATCAATTTATTAATGCATTTCCAATAAGCATTAATTCAATGCCAGTCTCTTATGACTCCTCTCAACTTTTAAAGTGCACCGTATCATTTAATTACAGTCGCTATGTTCTTGATAGAGGTATTATTGAAGGAAATTTTGATGTTGATAATGGAAGACTTAATTCTACTGCCCAAAATCTAATCAATAATCCATTTGGAGGATAAATATAGTAACCTGAATTTATAATTCATAAAGTATGCCATTACCAAAGATTTCGACGCCCACTTATTTCTTGACACTACCATCGACAGGGAAAGAAATTAAGTATAGGCCATTTTTAGTTAGAGAAGAAAAGTTGCTTGTACTTGCACTTGAGAGTGAAGATCCTAAGCAAATTACAGAAGCAATTAAAACAGTCATTAAGAGTTGCATTCAAACAAGAGGAGTTAAAGTAGAAACTTTACCAACTTTTGATATTGAATATCTGTTTCTCAATATCAGAGGAAAGTCTGTAGGGGAAGAGATTGAAGTTAATATTATTTGTCCAGATGATGGTCAAACAACAGTACCAGTTAAGATTTTAGTCGATGAGATTGTGGTACAAAAGTATGATGGCCATGATTCAAACATTAAGATTGATGATGACATTGTTCTTCAAATGAGATACCCATCACTTGAGCAATTTATTAAGAACAATTTTGATTTGAATGCAACCAATGATATGGACCAGGCATTTGATTTGATTGCATCTTGTATTGATAAAATTTGTACAGCAGATGAAGTTTGGTCAACTAGTGATGTAACTAAAAAAGAAGTCAATGAGTTTTTAGATCAAATGAATTCGTCTCAATTTAAAAAGATTGAGAAGTTTTTTGAGACTATGCCAAAGTTAGCTCATAATATTAAGGTAACCAATCCAAATACCAAAGTTGAAAGTGAAGTTGTTCTTGAAGGGTTATCATCTTTTTTCGTATAGCAATGATCCATATGGATCTTGAAAATTACTATATGTTAAATTTTGCCCTCCTTCAGTACCATAAATACTCTTTGACAGAGATTGAAAATTTGATTCCCTGGGAACGGGACATCTATGTTACTTTATTAAAAAATCATCTGGAAGAAGAAAAACAAAAGCAGCAA